ACCACGACCGACGCCGCGGCCTGGCATGAGATCGGCGAGCAGATCGAGCTTCGCCGCAAACTGTGTGAAACGGAGACGAGAAGAAGTCTTGCCCTCCAGCAATACTTGAGCTCGGAGCGCGCCATGCTGATGATGGGGGTTATTCTGGAAATTATCGCCCGGTATGTGACGGACCATAAGATCCTTGAATTGATTGCGCATGAGTTGCAGCGGATTGGCGCCACGCCCGATCCCGTCTCTGCCATGATTGAGGGTGAGGTCGTCCCATAATGTTTGTACCGAAGCCGCCGACGTTGGAGCAACAACTTTATGCGGGGCTCGGTACGCAGCTCTTGGCGCGTGCGGGTATCCTCTCGACGATGCAATCCAAGGATGCGCTTCCATGTGGTCCTGGGGCTTCTCTTGAGTCATCGCTCAGGCTGTATGCAAAATCGGCATGGCCCTTGGTTGAGCCCAGCACACGCCTCATCTGGGGATGGCATCTCGACGCGATTTGCGAGCACCTGGAAGCGGTCACCGCTGGGGAGATTCGAAATCTCTTGATTACGATCCCCCCGCGGAGCGGCAAGAGCACGCTGGTCTCGGTGATGTGGCCGACATGGAGCTGGATTACGCGCCCGGAGTTGCGCTGGCTCTTCGTCAGCTATGCGCAGACCCTGAGCACGCGGGATGCCTTGCGTTCACGTCGAGTGATTCAAAGTGCTTGGTATCAACAGCGGTGGGGTGATCGGTTCCATCTCGCGGGCGACCAGAATAAAAAAATGCGCTATGACAATGACCATACGGGCTACCGCATTGCTAGCTCCGTGGGCGGGTCGAATACTGGCGAGGGCGGTAGCATCATTGTGGCCGATGACCCTAATAATATGCAGGAGATTCATAGTGAAACGATTCGCCATGGGGTATTGACCTGGTGGGATGAGGTGATGTCTTCACGACTTAATGATCCAAAAACAGGCGCTCGGGTGATTATCCAGCAGCGTGGACATGAAAACGATTTGGCCGGTCATGCCCTACAGCAAGGGGTTTATACGCATCTGAATTTACCCATGGAATATGAGCCCACGACCTATCGTTTTCATGGAAACACGGTTGACCCGAGAACGGAACCTGGAGAACTCTTGTGCCCTGAACGCATCGGCGTGACAGAAAATGAGGCACTGAAGGTGCAATTAGGGAGTGGTCCATATGCTGGGCAGTACAATCAGCGCCCAGGTCCTGCGGGAGGAGGGTTGTTCAAAGAGTGGTGGTGGCGGTATTGGTGTCCCTCCGATCAGCTCTTTCCCCCAGTCGCTGTGAAAAATGAGCACGGTGAGATCCTTCAGGTTGAGGCGGTACCGATACCAGAGAGCTTTGATGAGGTGTTACAATCCTGGGATTTGGCGTTTAAGGATCTGAAGACATCCGATTTCGTCGCGGGTGGGGTATGGGGACGAAAAGGCTCGCAGAAGTTTTTACTGGATCTGGCGTATGGCCGGCTCGATTTTGTCAAAACCTGTGAGGCGATTCAGACATTGAGCGTCAAATGGCCGCGCGCGTCCGCCAAATTAGTCGAAGATGCCGCGAATGGCCCAGCGGTGATTAGTAGCCTCCGCAGTAAGGTCAGTGGTCTGATTCCGGTCAATCCCCAAGGCAGCAAATATGCCAGGGCCGCGGCGGTGTCTCCAGAGGTCGAAGCCGGAGATGTGTTTCTGCCACATCCCATGCTCTACTCGTGGGTGGAACCGTTTATCCATGAGCATACGGTGTTTCCGGCTGGCGCCCATGATGATCGTGTGGATCAAACCTCGCAGGCATTGAATCGGTGGATACGCACCCGTCATCGTTTTGCCCCAATAGGCACATGAAAATGCCCAGAGAATGCACGATCTGCCTGGGTTCACACGTCTCCGCTATCAATCATGCGTTGCGCATTGGCGGAACGTATGCCACCATTGCGGCCAGGTACCAGGTTTCACGTCACGTCCTTCGTCGTCATCAAGCCCAGTGCACGGATTTGAACGTACCCGCGCCGATGGCGGGTTTACGGCCTGAGACGACGGTCGCTACGACGGAAACCCGCGCCGATCCTGGGTTGCCGTTTCAGGATATGACTGATGCGCTGACACGATTGCAAGAGATCGCGGCGCCACAGGTCGCGGAGAATCCGCTGAGCCAATTCAAGCAGGCGTGGCAGCGTGCCAAGGACGATCCGGTCCTGCGCGCCAGTATGGTGGCGTATATCCAGGATGAGCTTCGAGAGGAGTGGGCCTGAGGGAGGGTCTGATGACGCCTGCGCAGCATTATAAATTATCAGATCATGGGCTATGCGTCTCGCTCCCACGTCCGGTTGATCCGTCGATGGACATGCGTTGCCCACGGTGGGCCTGCCAGGAGTGTGGACAGCTCTTGTCAGCATTGACTGACGATGATGCCATCCCTCTTGAGGGGGGCACGTCCTGGGATGTCTGCCTCCGCTATATCGACAGTCTCAATTTGTCTCCACGGGCATTCAAGAAGGTCTTCGAATCGTTGCCGCTCTTATGTTTTGGATTATTGCAGGCAGATCCAGAACGGTTTTGGCGCATGTATCCACCGGTTGACGTGGCTACTTTTGGGATGGATCTGCTCCGTTCCGTTCTTCTCAGTATTCCTCCTGTTCGCCCCACGGTTGACTCCGATCGAAGTTCGCTGACGGAGTGGACGGCTGAGGTGGATGCGTTACTGGCGGAGATCAGAGAGGACCGACGATGATTGATGGTCGTATGAGGCTTCGCGACGGGATGCTTCGGGGGATTCACACGTTGTCTCTCACCTATACGCGTGTCCCCGTCGAGGCTGATGAGGAGTGGGGAGTTTATGAGTGATGAGAGATTGCCAGTGGCCATGTTTTTAAGTCTTGCTGTACCTGCCGCACTGATTGGACTAGAGGCGCATCCACTGTCTATGAGGATATCCCCCTCCATGATGGAGACCTTTCGCGCCACACATTGCCTCGTGGAGTATAATGATGTTCATCATCATCGGTGTTACGACTCCCGTGACCATGCTGGCCCACATACGTGTAGTTGTAAAGTTATGTGGGAGGTGTCATCTAGATATGAATAATATACGTAGAGGTGTATGGACGTGCTCAAAGCGCACACCATGAAGCAGGTACTTGACCGTGCGCACCATTGCACACGAGAAAGGTAGCAGATCGACCCCATGAACGAGCTGATGCGAGCGGACGCCTCCGAACTGGTCGACATTCCCATCTATCACGGCGACGAGCCGCACGGCCAGCCCATCGGCGTGCTTCGTTTACGCCGTGATGCGATCCCCGGTGGCCTCGCGTGGGACTTGCAACCTAGCTTTCGCCTCGTGCGCCGCGAGCTGTGGGAAGTCACCCACGTCTCACTGAATCTGCGCGCTGTGAAACCTGTTCGGCAGGTGCCTGCGCTGAAGATTGTCCGTCCGGCGCTGCCAGTTGTCGACGGGGAGCTTTGCGACTGAGCACTTTATGGACGTTGATCCTGGGATGCATCCCTACCCGTTGGCGATGTGCCGGCGACGATCAGTCAGGTGGTGACGGAGCGATGATACGGAACGAACTTCGGCGGTTTATGTGTGGGATACTTCTGACCCCTCTCTTGGTGGCTGGGTGTTATCTGTTGGTTGGAAGCCTCGTCAATTGGCAGCTGGCGCTCATCGCTGCATTTGGTAACCTCTGCATGAATGTTGGGCTTGATGTGCTGTGGCTCAAACGGTTTATTGGCCGCGATCATGACCCGTGGGGGAACCGTTACTCAACTCTTATGAGATGCCGCTGATGTTCCATGGCCCGTCAGCTCCAAGAAAAAGGTGGAGATTGCGTGCGTGTCGCCAAAGATTTAGGGACGTATTATTTACGTGTAGAACTTTCTGACGGACGCGGGTGGATCGAACGGTGGAATACGTGCGCTCGATATACTGATGGGACGTTTCATGTGACCCATCTGACGGCCCAGCGCATTTCGCCGTTATGGGACGATGAGCAAGAGATATTTCACGGTATGATGTTTAAAATGTTAGAAAACTCTTGTGATGGGGACTTTGAAGGCAAGTTAGCCGCCGCCCAGCAAGAGGATGCCCCTGAACATATTTGCAGCGATCATCTCATTATCCAACGACTGACCGCTATCCGTCCGGATGGCACTGAAGCGGTACTGTATGCGGGGGCGCTTAAGGCGTGATGAGTCTCACCAGTCGGATGAGCAGAGGACTTGATGGGCTACCGACGCGCGTTTATTCCACGCCTCACGTTGCTCTCGCTCTCCTATACAGAGCAGGCAGCGATGGCAACGTATTTTATCGTTCCTCTTGAGACGCGTGTCTGTTCATGGTTTGATCCTATTCGTATGGGCTACTGCTATAACTTAGAGCACCCATCATTTCAATACTCAACGCTTGAGAGTACGCCAGAAGAGTTATGGCAGCGTGAGGAAAAATGATCCATGATTTTTGGGTGGCTCTTGCGGCAGGTGCGTCCAAAGGGCTCCGAGTGTCGGTAACGCCTCGGCATTTCGCAAGAAGTGGTGACACGGCCAGCCACGCCTGCGGTGATAGAGGGAGCGGCCGGTTCTCCGGTGGCAGAGGGGAATGCCGTGGGCCACGGACGTAAGCCCCGTGGGGGAAACCCTTCATTCCGTGCATCGCTCCCGTCCATCCAAGGCGTGCCGAGAGAGATGTCCGACAAAAGAATTATCTTGACACCTGTGGGAAAGTATGTCCACATTAAGGGATAATCTTACACAACCGACTGAAGGCGATGGCTGTACCGAACGGGTGTGGTTACACCCGGCAGAGGTTAAGCTGATTGCCTATATGCGGCAGTTGGACTTCGGCACGATCGAGATTCGCGTGGTCAGCGGCTACCCAGCCATGCTCGAGCGGGTGATTGAAAAGTTAAAACTGCTTTAATGTGGGCCAGGCAGGGGCGTCTGGCTCATCATCCACTGAGCTAGGCACCAGGACCCGCGATAACGATCTAGGATCGCTGGCCAGAGAACTGGAGGCGATGTTGACTCTCATCAGAGAGTTGGCATCGCCTTTTTTGCGTTTCAGGAGCGAAACATATGGATATGCGATGGCGCGACAGAGAAGACCTGCCGCCTCGCATGGATACGTTATCCGCCTATGTTGATCGACTCCTCGACGCACAAGCTATACGGCTTGAGCTCGATATCATGGCGCTGCGTGATACTGGTGTCCACCTTGATGATCTTGAAATTGTTTGTGGACGTTTTACGCGTTCCTCTGTCAGACAGATTACCCGAGGCATATGAATCGTTTCCTCAAGGCCGCCAGTGACCTCTTCTTTCCGCGTCTGACGGGGTCGATGTTCGTCGGCGTCCCACGCACCGAGTACAATTATGCGAAAGATGTGGGGACCGGGGGCAACTCCTCGGTCGTCATGGTCGTGGTCAACTGGATGATGCGGGCCTTCCCTGAGGCACCGCTCATCGTGCAGGAGCGCAGACGGGGGAAGGACTGGGAAACGGTACCAGAACATCCGCTCTCACAGCTCCTGTCGGCACCGAATGACTTTTATAGCGGCGAACATCTCTGGATGGCCACGGTCTGGGCCTGGTGTCTGTTTGGCAATGCCTTCTGGCGTGTGGTACGAGAGCGCAGTCGCCAGGCCAGAGAGATCTGGTGGGTTCCGCCGTGGCTGATCGAGCCGGTATGGGATCAGGCCCGAGATGGGGCGAGTACGAAGTTTATTACTCATTATGATTATCGCCCTGGTGGCCAGACCATTGAGCTGGATCTTGATCAGGTGGTCCACTTTCGCCATGGCATCGACCCGATAAATCAACGCCTCGGCCTGGCCCCGCTGCAAAGCGTGCTCCGCGAGATTTGGTCGGATGATGAGGCGAGTAACTGGGTGGCCTCACTGCTCCGAAACATGGGGATTCCCGGGCTGATTCTCTCCCCCAAAGGAGAGTATGGCATCTCCTCAGACGAGGCGGAAGCGCTGAAAGTCTACGTCAAAGGCCGATTTACGGGGGACCATCGCGGTGAACCGATGTCGATTGGCGCCCCCGTCGATGTGCACAAGCTGAGCTTTAGCCCGAGCGACCTCGACCTCTCGGTGGTACGCGATACGGCAGAAGAGCGCGTCAGTAGTGCGCTGGGGATTCCTGCCGCTGTGGTGGGGTTTGGGACAGGGCTCCAACAGACAAAAGTCGGCGCCACGATGGGCGAAATGCGCCGACTCGCGTGGCAGAACGGCATTGTCCCGGTCCAGCGCATCATGGGCGGTGAAGTCGGCCGCGCGATGCTGCCCGCGTTTGACCCACGGGCGTCTCGGCTGCAAGTGGCCTGGGATTACACGAAGGTTCAGGCCCTGCAGGAGGATGAGCGGGCGAAAGCCGCCAGGTTTAATGTCATGGTCATGGGGGGCTGGTGCAAGGTCTCTGAAGCGAGACGGGCATTAGGCTTTGAGGCGACGTCAGACGATGAGATTTACCTACGACCCAGTAGCGTGACGCCGACGGACCCCATGGACCAGATGCCTGAGCCGGTGCACATTCCACTGGCGCTCCCGAATGGCAATGGGCACCAGCTGCCAGTGAATACGCGCAATGGCCATACGCGAGCGCAGGAACTCAAGCAGGGCACGCTGGATGAGCTCCTGATGAGCATCATCGGCCGCCATGCGGTCAAGGCCCCGTATATCCCGCAGGCGCTGGAGCAGGCGGTCACTCAGGTGGACCGCGTGTTGCATGGGTTACAGCCTCGGCTCGTCGATCTGGTTACACAAGGGCTGGTCCGGTATGGCACGCACGTCGGTGAAGCGGTGAAGTCGATGTTTGCCGTAAAGTCCACGGTCCAAGATGTGATGGACGTCTCGAGGATTTTGGATCAAGTGCCGATGGCACTCATCGCCGCGGATTTTACCGAGATTTACACCGAACTGTACGAGTTGGTGGCTGAGGGGACCCTGAAGGCGATGGAAGTGGCGATGGAACAGCCACTGACCATCACCCCGGCGGCGCAGCAAACGATTGCCCTGACGGCCGCACAGCGCGTGGGACTCTTGGATCTGCCTGTGCAGCTTCGGGATTCACTCCTGACGATTATCGAAGAGGCCAGAATCATGGGAACGGCCGAAGGGGAATTGGCTGGATTCATTGAGTCGCGTGTTCCCGCTGGTCGATGGTCAAGCCTTGAGATGCGGGCGAGAGTGATTGCGCGCACCGAAAGCCGATACGCAGGAAATACCTCTGTCGTCGAGCTTGCGAAGAGTCATGGATTTCACAAAGTTCTTATTTTTGATGCCAGACTCGGTCCCACAGATTTCGTCTGCGAAGAAAGAGCAGGCTGGATCGTGAGCCCTGATGAAGCTCAAGTCCTTGTCAACAGCGAGCATCCCCAGGGTACGATAGGTTTGGCTATTTTGACTCCTACGGTGTTAGCTGACATGGGGGTCTCGGTATGATGTTGACGATGTCGATCGTCACCGCGATGGTGGAGCACGAGCCTGTTGTCACGGTGAGCGTCGTGGCTGTTGTCTATCAGCTGAGCGGAGTCATGTCCCATGCCGGCGAGTGAGCGGACGGTTGCTGATCCATGCGTGCTCTGCCCGAATCCCGCCAAGCCAGGGAATTTTCTTTTGTGCGAGGTCTGTACGGTGCGGTATCAACTGCCGCATGAGGATGGGGAGCGTGAAGCCAAGCTGATCGTGATTCCTCCAGAACCTCTGGGCCAGCGCCATCCGGCATGTTTACATTCGGCGCGGTACGACTTGGGGTGCTATGACATGGACGCGCTGCCCCCTCGACCGGTGGAGGAGGAGGATTCGCGGTGCCTCACGAATTACCCGGCTCCCGTGTGTACTTGTGGTCGCTATCGACTGATGTGGATTGCGCCGGTGGCCAGCGCGCCGTGAGGTATCGATCGCATAAGGTTGGAGCATGGCCTGGGCGTATCCTGGGGGTGGCATCTGGTGTGCTCCTGCTCCACGCTTCGCATGATAGTGATGTGTTGATGGTGATGATTGACCGATCCGTTGTACCCCTCATCATGAGGATACTGGAGGCGATTGATGGAACATAAGAGTTTCATCCCTCAGATCAAACGAGCCGATGAGGGGAGCGCGCTGGTCGTGATTAGTACACTGAATACGATTGATAAAGACTTGGACGTGACGAAGGCCGGATTCTTCGGCGAGCAGCACGTACAAGTGGTGGGCGCCCACGACTGGCGGTCCATTCCCATTGGCAAATCCAGAATTTATGAGCTGGGGAATGAGGCGCTCGCCGAAATCAAGTTTAATGATACGTCGGCTGGACAAGATTGGTACCGCGCCATTAAGTTCGATAAAGAAAACGGTATCCCCAAGCAAGAGTACAGCTACGGATTTCTCATTCGGCCTGGTGGTAGTCAGCAGGGTGTGGTCGATGGGAAATCGGTGCGGTTTTTAGGTCCGTTATCGGACGGCAGCCCCGGCGGGGATGTCATTGAGGTCAGTCCTGTGCTGCGAGGCGCGGGCGAGGGGACGCGGACGCTGGACATCAAGGCGGACAAACTCCATCAGGCCACACGTCTCAACGGTGCTGTGCCCGCCCATACAACCGCGATGACTGAGACGCCCTGGGATGGCCCAGCGCAGGAGCGACGGGTCAAGAGCTCGGCGGAGGCTCACTATTTTGAGGCGATCTATGCGTGGGCCGACCCTCATGCGGCGGATCGGACGAGTCGGGCGGGATGGAAATTCCCCCATCATCTCGTCCTCGCCGATGGGACGGCTGGGGATGCGTCGATTCGTGCCTGTCATGTGACGATTGGGCTCTTGAATGGCGCCCGTGGGGGCACGACAATTCCTGACGCGGATCGACACGGGGTGTATGCGCATCTCGCCGCACATCTGCGCGATGCTGGCATTGAACCGCCAGCGCTGAAGGACCCGCAGGATGAGGCAGGCGTGAAGCTGGACGATCAATCGGAGTGGACCCTGTGGGATCTGGAATCCCTGGTGCTCCGGTATGGTGATGTTGAGGACGTCCGTATTCGGAATGGCAAGTCGCCGCTGTCGGCCATGTGCTTGACGCATATCGGACAGATTAAAGAGATGCTGGCTCGGCTGGAACATGCAGCCGCAGCCGCGACCGACCCAGCGATTGCCGCGCAAGATGAGGAGGTCAAAGCGGTGCTGGCTCGCTATGAGGAGTTGCAGTCCGTCATCACCCGCTAGGGTGCTAGAGTCCCCTCCCCACGAGATCTGATGTCTCCTGGGCGTGGGATCACATATCAATCGTGGTCCGATGCCACCTGCCTGATTCAGGAGAGCAGTCCGTGGAAAAATTGCAAGAACTTCAAGAAAAACTGTATAGCAAACAAGATGTCCTCAAGGGTGTGTTTGACGAAGCCAAACTCAATGATGGTACCTACGATTTCCTGAAATCCTCCGCCTTCAAAACCTACTCAACCACCCAGCAATGCCTCGATCAAATCACGGCACTGGAAAAAGAGCTCGAAGAGATCCACGTCGAAGTCAAGACCCTGGAAACGATCAAACATCAGGAAGATCGCGTCCTCACGATGATTCACGAGCGCTCCCAGATTGAGGACCCGCATCTCCATCCAGACGCGACCGACACGCGCCAGCCTCGGATGTATCAAAAGTCCCTCGGCGATCTCATGGCGCAGGACTGGCCGTCGCCTGACCGCCTCTCGCGGGCGGGGGTGTGGCTGGAGAAAGAGTACCGGAATTTCGACATCAAAACCCTGATGACGACCGCGGCGGGCTGGGCGCCGCAGGCCATTCGTATCCCACGGATCAACGAGTTCGCCGCCACGCCTATCCAGGTGACGGACCTGTTTCCGATCGGCAATACGACCCAGGCGGCCGTGGTGTATATGTCCGAAACGACGATGACGAATGCGGCCGCGGAAGTCGGGGAAGGCTTGATCTTTGCCGAGAGCGCGCTGGCGTTCACTGAAGTGACGGTCACGGTGCGCAAAATTGCGACATATCTGCCGGTGACCGATGAGCAATTAGCCGATGTGGCGCAAGTGCAGGCGCTCATCGATGGGCGGCTCCGCTACTTTGCCAGCCAGCGGCTGGATAGTCAGCTGATCGTCGGCAATGGCGTCGGTGTGAATATGTTGGGGCTGATCAATACCCCTGGTATTCAAACCCAAGCGAAGGGCGCGGACCCCACCCCAGACGCGATCTACAAGGCGATGGTCAAGGTACGGGTGACCGGCCGTGCGACGCCAAGCGGCGTGCTCGTCAATCCCAATGACTGGGCGGATGTACGGCTCCTGAGAACTGCGGACGGTATGTACATCTGGGGCAATCCCAGCGAGGCTGGACCGATGCGGATCTGGGGCGTCCCGGTCGCAGAAACCGATGTCATCACTGAGAATACGGGGCTCGTGGGCGACTTTGCGAATCATTCGATGCTGTTCATGCGCCAGGGCGTTGAGGTGCTCGCCGGGTTCATCAACGATGATTTTATCAAGGGACGCCAGGCGATTCGCGTCACAATGAGAGGCGTTCTCGTGTGTTTCCGCCCAAGTGCGTTTAGTACCATAACTGGTATCTAAGTATTTGAAACATATAGATTTTTAACTATTACTGGAAATTTATTAGTAACAGGAGTATATTACCGGACAGTTCTTCATTCATTCCAAAGGAGGAATGGTATGGAATGCTGTCCGGTATGCAACACGCCTTACGGGAAAAGACATCGATGTTATGTCTGTCAACCAGTCAAGGTTCGAACAGGACAATTGATCACTTGTGAGTGGTGTGGCAAGAAGAAATATGTTCAGCAAAATCAATTAGACAACGAAGCGTGCCGGTTTTGTTCAAGGAAGTGCCAGTATGCTTCGATGAAAGGTAAACCACATCCAAGTGGGTATAACCCAAGGAACCCACTCCTAGACGAACGGTTAAGGAAAGATGGGTATATCGAGATTAAGGTGGGTCATGAAGGGACCAGGGGTATTTACGAGTTGGAGCATAGGTTTATGATGGCCTTACTTCGTGGACGTCATCTTGAGCGTGAGGAAGAGGTCCATCATAAGGATTTAGACCGTGCGCACAATTGCCCTGGGAATCTTGCAGTTATTCCAAGTGGAGAGCATCAGCGGTTTCATAATGCCGAACACCCGGCAGTGCGTATCTTAAAAATATGCCAACGGGTGGAGTGCGGTCGTGAATACCGAACGAAACCTAGCCGGATTGATAGTAGTCC